GCTGGTGATGGACATGATGGTGATGGGCATGATGGTGGTGGGCATGATGGTGGTGGGCATGATTTAGCCTGGTTCTGGCAATGTTCCAATTCAGCCTCACAGATGTGTAAACTATTATCCTTCTCTTCCCCAATTTCTATATACGCCTCCTGCATCTTGGCCATTTGTGCGAAGAAATATTCGCGGCAGACAACCCCCTCTGGACAAGAACCCTCGGGCCCGCTGGCCCCTTCTACTACACATGATGATTTAAACATGTATAAAATAATTATATTTCCTTAATTAGTGTCCCTGGTTTCTTCTGCAATAATCGCGTATAATATTTAAATACATACTCCTAGAATACGCAAATTCATTATCATAGTCATGGCATTTATCAAAATATGTATTGATATTTTCCATACACATGTTACAAATAGCGGCGGTGGGTGGGTTGGCACAATTTTCTTGTATATCTTTTATCATTTCTGGACCACGATCACCTAAACATGTATTATCAGGGACATTATCAACTCTAAGATACTTATATGTTTTATTTGAAGGACCACCTGGGCGAATAAGATATCTAGATCTACATATATTTTGAGTATTTATAAGTTGATCATTTTCTAAAATCTCATTGTTATTACATTCATCTAGATTCATAACAATATCACAGCAAGCATCACTTGGATTCGATTGGGATAAATTAGAACAAACACCATCACCAATTCTACTTGAGATATAATCATTGCATGTAAACCCCTCATGTGAGTTTAAAAATAGTTTACAAATCATATAACCAATTACAATTAACAAAGTGTATTTCAATATATCACGATCTAAAATATTCATTATATAATATTTTTATATAAAAATATTATATAAATTTGGATAAAAAAATTTATCTATTGTAAACTTAACTGGCCGCTTGGCATATATATATATTTACTCTGGACATGGACAACTTACTTCACCACACTGAGGGCATTTACTTTGATCTGGACAAAATTGTGCTGGGAAAGCATTTGGATCACAAAAGGCTCGTTTGGATGGTGTATGAGATGGTGGTGGTGGGCATGGTGGGCATGATGGACAAGATGGTGATGGTGGACAAGATGGTGATGGTGGACATGATGGACCTGATTTTTGACATTGTTCCAATTTAGCCTTATACTCGTTTCTTTCATGTACGATTTGTCTTGAGTGGTTTTCAAGAGTATCGATTTGCGCCAAATATTGGGCCATGACGAAGTCAACTTGCTGAAGGCAATAGCTTTGAGTAACGCAGTCGCCAGGGCAGTTTTCTTGCTCCACCATACCTTCTATTCTATTACACACGATTTTAAACATGTATAAAATTATGAAACCAAATAATATAAAATAAATATTCATTATATATATATATATATTAAATATTATATGATCAATAATTCATTAGTAAAAAAAACTATTTATGGATCTCTGATAATTCAACTTTTAACGACCTTGATAAGTCTCGATGGTTTAAACTATGATTTAAAAAATGAAGATAATATCTTAAAAGATATTCTACTACTAGAGGCATTTGTTCAATTTATAGAAGCTTTCTTTTACATATGGGTTATTTTTGCACTGAAAGATTTAAATAAAATGACTAGTCGCAGATACTTTGACTGGTTTATTACAACACCAATCATGCTCGTCTCTACAATTATATTTATGGAATACAAGAGGAAAAAAGAAAATAAAGAAGATACTTTATATTTTTGGGATTTTATAAAGAATAACAAAAAGAATATTATACTGATTGTAAGTTTAAATTTTCTTATGCTGTTAATGGGTATTTTATCAGAAGCGGGTATAATAGATATGAAATATGGAATATCATTGGGGTTCTTATTTTTTATAGGTTCATTTTATGTTATTTATGAAAATTACGCTAAACATACTGAAAATGGTAAAAAATTATTCGTATTTTTATTTGGTATATGGTCACTATATGGTTTCGCAGCAGTCTTACCCGTTGTACCTAAAAACACATGCTATAATATTTTAGATATAGTCGCTAAGAATTTCTATGGTCTGTTTATTTATCATTATATTACTCAAGTTGGTGCGAGAAAAGGATATATGTTAGGTATGTAAATATCTATAAAAAAGGTATCAGAGAACTATTGGGTTTAATATAAATCATATTTTCACAAAGATTAACTCTGGTAACATGATTGATTGTTTCAATTAAAATATCTTTATTATCTTCTTCTGTTAACCAAAGAAAAACAGGAGCTACAGGAGATTGTAACGTGAAAACAAAATCTAATAGTCTTTTGATAGTATTATCATTTACAAGGATTAAACTTTTTTGTAAATAGTGATATGGTTGTTTTCTCAAAGATTTAATAAATAATGTCATCTTTATGGCGTATTTAAAGGGTATATTTTTCATGTTTCGTGTATCAAAAATGAAAGAAAAATCATCTTTGTTATTGTATAAGGTTAACCAATCTATTAAAAACTGATTAAATTCTTCTTCAGAATGTATAGATTCACTAAAAGTTACAATTACTATTGGAAAATTATCAATATTAAATTCAGCAAACATTTATTATTATTAAGATTTTATTAATCACACCAACTGTCCCCATTACATTGCCAAGCAAATTCGCCATTGCTACTCGTGGTCGCACGCACGGGTCCATCACATATATGATAGTAAGGGAACCCATCCGCAAAATTTTTATTACAGAACTTTTGGGCGTCAGCTTTTCCAGCATTTATTCCCTCTCCCGTTACGTCCTTCAACATCGGGCATTCCCCCTTGTATCCGGATTTCATTCCCCAGACTTTATTCCAAGAATCTTTCCTAGGGCACGATGATAAGATTCCTTCAACCTGATTACTATAGTAAAAAGCACATACAACTAAAGCAAATAATAAAACGTGCTCAACACTTAAATTCATTTTATACTATAGAATATATTTTTTATATTTTATTAACAGTGTCCGTCACATATATAAATTTTATCATCTGGAGAAGCAGTTAATATTTCATCCAGTGTATGAGTATGAATATGAAATTCACACGCATTACATGTGTCTATTAATTGTATAAAATTATGTGCTTTTAATGTATTTAATAGATTCTCTTTACAATCTTGTATGATATCTTCTATCGTATCGATAAAACGAATATCAAGTGTTACTTTATATTCACTAAAAGTAGCAGATGAAAAATACAAATTTCTAGAATAAGGATTCATTTAATTAATGATTTAATTAATTATATAATAATTATTTTATAAATAGAAATAATCTTCCATATTTTTGGGATTTAACGATTGAGTTCCTATTTTTGTAACAGTGCTCGAGCATAAACCAGATACACTATAATTTTCCATATTATTTTTACAAGTACCAGTACCACCATCAAATTTACACAATGTTATACCATCACTCGTTTTTCTACTCTCGCAAGCGTCCTTCTTACCACCACCTGTATATTTATTACAATCTAATGGATGACAATATTTCCCTTTATCATCTACTGTTCTATTATATTGACACGGATTTTGACCATCCTTTCCTTCACAATTAGCTTGACAAACTTGGGCATGATTTGATGAACATATCTCATTACCTTGAATTAAGTTTTCCATAACTATGTCATCATCACTAATGACATCACCAATTTTTAAATGTAGATATAAATAATTATCTTGCTTTTTAGTAGTGTCTATACTTGGATTATCACTATTAATAACATATGGATTTAATAATGGGCATTTTTTTAATGGATCTTGTGGATTATCATCTAAATAAGCATCCGGTTTAAGAGTTGATCCACTACAAGTACTATTATTACACGTTGGTTCTGAACATGTTTGTTCATCAAATGCCCAACTATATGTTTCACACTTTAATGTATCTTTTATATAATTTTTATAATTTTGAGCTGCGTCTCTATATGTTTGAACATTATCATTCGTATATTCAAAAATACTTTGCTTTTTACTTTCATCTCCATACCATGTGTTTACTTTGTTTGATATACCGTCTAAGCTGCCATTCTTATCCCAATATCTATGACAATCTAATTTACTAGTTATTTTATCATATCTACTATCTATTTCAAAATAATTGTATTTTGTTGCGGATTCATCTATTCCACTTATACCATATAAATCACTGCCTGTCATACCATTACAATCATATGTATCACTATTACTCTTCATCGCGCATGCTAAATGATCCTCATAATTTTTATTTAAATGTGATGGATTCGCGCATGTTAATATTGAATTTACATCTTGTTTACTTTTCACACTTAGTTCTTGTGTTGAATATGTTAATGTTTTACTACATTTGTCTTTAATATCTTTTAAATTAGGTTTTAAACAATCAATATTATTACTACTAGGATTTTTTGATATACATTTATATGGTTGATATATATCTAATGACATAGCTGAATTAAATCCATCAACACTACTTAAATTATGATATGTATATTGAACATCATATGGTTTGTCATACCATCTATCTTTATTTACATTGATATTAAACTCATACCTATTTAAACAAGCCGCACTAAATGTATTTGGATGAGATGTTACATATAATCCTAATCCAGGACATATACGTTTTGTTGGTTGTTTTACACCATTATTACACCACCAAAATACACCATCTTCATCTCTTGGGAATTGAATAAACCATGATTCGCCAGCATTTAATTCAACATTAGATTTACTAGTTATTTTATTGGATATTCCATTTGTTATTTTATAAAATTCAGCATCATTCTTATCCCATGAACATACATCTACACCACTTTTCGTATAGTTAATACAATATGGTTTATTATCAGTATTTAATGTATAAGGATCACAATGTTCATCACCATCTGGAGGACTACAAGCACCTTTTTTACCTGGTAAACAAGGTGGTTTTGTGATATCAATATATACATATATAGTTTTATCCGATGTATTTTCTACTAGTAAACCTCCGGAAGCATTACTTTTTATAGGATTAAATACAGGTGGTATAGGATCATTAAATCTATTATCTCTTAATTTTTGTAACATATCAGTTGTATTAGGTGGTACACTATATTTTTTATTTTTAACTGTTTCCCTTGTAAAGCTTGTATTCGCAGTTATTTTAGTAGATTGAGTTGAATCTGTATATACACATTTACCATTTCTACATACAGTGCAATTATCATTTCCCATATTCGCCATATTACAATCAAATCCAGTAGTACATTTACCCGCCGATGATTGATTACATGTTTTACTTGAATCTGACAAATTTAATACATCAGGGTATTCTGGGTGATCTATAATTTTAGTTTCAACATTTAGAATATTATTATTTTTTATATATTCACTAATATCATTACCCCCTCCCCCTGTTATACATTTTAATGGTTGTGGTGATGGTGATGGCGATGGTGATGGTGATGGTGATGGTGGTGGTGGAGAAATATTTGTACATTTCTGTTCACAATCACTCAAATTATTATATTCACCTAAAGGATGATAAACACACATGTTCATATCTTGATGATTTTTAAGACAAGAATAATTACGTGATGGTGTGGGTGGTGATGGTGATGGTGATGGTGTGGGTGGTGATGGTGATGGTGATGGAGATGGTGATGGTGATGGTGAAGGTGATGGTGAAGGTGATGGTGAAGGTGATGGCGATGGTGATGGCGATGGTGATGGTGAAGGTGATGGAGATGGTGATGGTGTTGGTGATGGTGAAGGTGAAGGTGATGGATTTCCCGATCTCCTTCTAGCCGATCTTCCCGGACCACCACCCGCTCCCTGTCTATTTACACCTTCTACACACCTACAATCAAGTAAATAATAAACAACGAATAAACCTAAAAAGAGTAATAAGATTAAACTCAACAATTCATCATAATCATCAAAATCATAATTAATCATTTTATATTCTATTAATATTATACATTGATAAATAATTCTCCATTATAAATAACTCTCGCCGGAATATTATCTATTTTATAATTATCATCTATATATAGTTGATAAGGATACACTCTCTGAATACAAACATCCGGCAAAATACTATCTAAACCCACGTAATAAAAAGTATCATTTATGTTGTATTTTAATTTATAACCTTTTAATGAATCCTTTACTAAGAGTTGTTTTAATGGTGGAAATTCATCTTGACTAATATATTCATCAATTACATCATTATCTAGTGTATACATTTCTTGATAAACTGAAAATTCTTTACCTAACCGCTTATTATAAGGATGTTCTTTGTCAACGTAATTTAATATCATCATGCTGTCAATATAAACATCACATAATCTTCTACCTTTTTCTCTGATATATCTGATATCGGGTTCTTTTTCTTCGGTCGATAAGTATTCGTAGTAAATAAAGAGATTATTTCCTTCATCATTCGAGGCCGATATAACATATACATTCGGTTTAATATGATATAGATATTTTGCTTTCAGCTGAACTATATCTATATTTTCTAACACTTTTGCTGAAATACCAGGAAAATAAGCTATTTCACCAGATAGTTTATCACTAAAACGAATACATTTATCATTTAATTCTGGATCGTCCCTTGTATGTTGAATACAATCTAAAGAAGATTCTTTTATGACTGAACCTATTTCTAAAGATACTCTATATTTGCGTTCCATAATTTCAAACAGATGATTATCAGCACTTTCACCACCCGTATCAACATTAACCCTAATAATACTATCTAAAACTTCTTTAAAATCTTTGTATTCTGGTTTGTTTAATTCAACTTTAATATTTTCTCCTGTAAATTCAGGTATTAACCAAGTATTATTTTCATCACTTTTTAGTGATTTATATACAGATTCTAAATTATCGCCCTTAGGTAAAGTAGATAAATACAAATATTGTTCAACATTTCTATCTCCTTTAGGTAATTGTGTATGAGATCTCATACGAATCGCGCGACCTAAAACCTGATCAATTCGAACATAGTTCCAGAATGGTTCTAATATATGAACTTGTCTAACACATGTTAATGAAATACCCTCAGCACCAGCAGATGAAATTATCATTATCTGAATATATTCCCCACGTTTGTTTGTTTCGTCATTAAAATATTCTTTACTAACGCTTCTTTCTTCTGGTCCTTCTGAACCAGTAATAAATGTATATCTTTTACCTTTCTCTTTTTGAGGATCTTTTGTATCAAACTTTTGGTAACCATTGCTTTTTAATACCAATTCAAATGCTTCAGATCCTCCATCAGATCTAAAATCACTATAAAATAATATCTTACCAGTTGGTTTACCATCTTTCATGAATTTATTTATATTATTCATTATTTCAAACATCTTAGGTGAAAGATTTTTCAAATCTTTATCAATACCTAATGAATTATCATCTAAGATTTTTTGATATGCTTTTGCTTTCATGTCTTCAATTAATTCTTTATTATCTTCTGTTTTCTTTGTGGTTCTAAAATCATCATCTAAGTATACAATATTACAAGATTGTCTTGTTCTCATATGATAGTGAAATGGTGAATCTTCATCATATCCTCTCATCCGAGCCAATGCATCTATAGATTTTTCTTTTGACCACATCTCCATATATTTTTCAAATTGTGTCTGACTCATCATACAAGGTACAACATTCAATTTTTGAACTATTTTATGGTTTTCTAAACCTCTTGGTAAATATTCTGGTTCAACTACTATAGGCATGTCTACAATGGAAGATCTATCAATCGGATAATAAGAAGTTAGTCCCATTAACATTCTTTTCATTAAGATACGTTTCATTTCTGGAATTTCATCCCTGCCTTCAAAGAAATATCTCATAAAGTTATCATTATTTGTCATATCTATCAAAATATCGTCTTCAAGAATATCAAAAAGTTTTTGTTTTCTATTGAAAACTATATTTAATTCTTTATCGTAAATAGTATGCTTTCCTCTTAATAATCCAGACTTAACTCTTGGAGACAAATCATTATAAGTTTCTTTAGATGGTACAATATCTTCTTCATCGAAAATCTCGTGTAGTCCATCATAAATTTCATCTATAAATTTATTAAAAGATTTAAAATCTTCTTTTTTACTCTGAACAGTGTATACTACTTCATTTTTATCAGTTGGATCTATTAAAGATTCAAAACCAGTTCTCTCCTGAATAAAAGATATTACAATTTTACCCATCTTCTTTTCAGCATAAAACAATTCTATTAAAGATGGATTCTTATAAAATACCTCATTGCATCTACGATTTACATCTTCTATATCGATATCGCTTTTAATCGTAAATGTGTATATTTTAATTAACCCCTTTAACATATTATATAATACAGCAATCTCAGATGGTTTATTAATTACAGGTGTGCCAGATAAGAATACTAGTTTCACATTTTCAGCATTAACAATCCATTCATAAAAAACTTTGGAAGGCTTTGATGCCGGATTTAATATTTCTCTCACAAAGTTATGGACTTCATCAATTACAACACATTCACCATAAAATGGCGAATCAACGTTAAAATTTTTCTTATTGTATTTTAATCTCTTTTCTAAATCTTTAACAATTTTCATGTTATTCGTGAGGACTTTCTTTTTTTGATCTTCATCTAATAGATATAAATCTTCATCTTCCTCTACATCATCTTTATCATCCCCTGTCTTAATATGATCTGTCTTAACTTTCGGGAATGGATTATAATGAATGAAATTATATTTTGTCTTAATAAGATATTCTAATTCTTTCTTAAGAAACTCTTGTTGTTCTTTTAGTAAATCTTCATATTTTATTCCATTCTTATCTGGTATGAAAAATCCTCTAATAGACTTCGCTTTCTTCTCTAATTCTTTATCTTCATATTGCTTCACTGCTTTAACAGTTTCATTTTGAATACTTCTTAAAACTTTTCCATCCAATTTGTAACTATCTTTAAAATCATCATCTATTTCGGATATCTTTACAAAAGACCACTTGTTATCTATATTTAATTCATCTTTGCCCCATCCCATTTTTCCTTTCACTTTGTCACCCATTATTTCACCAATAAAATTTGTTTCTAAAGATGCTGGTAATAATGTATTAATACGCATTTGCCCTCTCAATCCCTCTGCTAAAGAGATTGCGGTCGCTGTTTTACCTGTTCCTAGTCCATGATATACAAGTAATCCCCTATAAGGTGTTTCGTATGATAAATACTGTTGGACAAGCGTTTGATATATCTTAAGGGGTGAATCCGAATTTAAATCTTTAATTCTTTCATAAAAAACATTGTTGACCCAGTTTACAAAAGCTTTCCTATGTTGCGAAACTGTCTTATTATCTAAATCTTCTAATTGTATTATTTCAGCACTTGGATCATCTGGTTCTTCATCATCTTCTGATATTGGTTCAATATCTTTTTGAGATTCTTTAGTTATTTCTTCTAATCTCGTAGGGCTAGGTGAATCTGGAGCATAAGTAGGATTATCGGCTAAAAAATCTTTAGTTATTTCTTCTAATCTCGTAGGGCTAGGTGAATCTGGAGCATAAGTAGGATTATCGGTATCATTCCTAGGATCATCACCCTCAAAGAATGATGGTTTATCTCTCGGTGTCTGAGGAATAAAATCATCTTCATCATCATCTTTTAATTCTAATTTTAATTCTTCAGACATATTATATATTACTATATCATTTTTAATTATTCGGATAAAACATGATATTTAATTAATGCTCTCTTAGAAGCATCTTGTTCAGATTTCTTCTTGCTATTTCCATAGCCTGAAACGATATATTCTTCACCTTTATATAGATGACATTCATATTTATTATCTTCATTCTTTTCTGTTTTGTATGTGGGATATAATTGATAATTATGTTGAAAATATCTTAATATCTGATCTTTATAGTTGTTATCATGTAAGATTGTTTCACTAAAATCAACATATTTTTCAATAACATTTACTATAAATTTTTCAACAAGTTTGAAATCTTGTTTATCTTCATAAATCGCACCTAAAAATGCCTCCAAAATATCTTCTAAAATATTCATGTTTCTTCTCCCTTCACAATTTTCTTCAATATGTTTTGATATTATCATATATTTATCAAATCCTAAACACTTTGATAAATATGCTAATTGTTCTCCGCATACAAATCTTATCTTTAATTTTGTTAGGAATCCTTCATCCATCTTATGATTATGAAAGTATCTATGATATAAATAATTCGCTATAATATTACCTAAGAATGCATCACCTACAAACTCTAATGTTTCATATGAAATATCAAATAATTCTATAGAGTTGTTATCATTTGTAAATTCCCCATAATCTTTTAATTGTGTATATGATTTATGGACAAATGCCCGTTGATAAAGAGTTAAATTATTACATTTAAAATCATGAATATTAAGTGTTTTCATAATATTCAAGATATCGTCATCTTTTATTAAAATATTATTAGCATTGTAAGGATTCGCCTTAAATTTATTATCTTCCATGTTTATTGTAAATAATTAATGTTTAAATTTTAAATCAAATTTAAATAAATTATTGGCTTCCAGCAGGGCAACTTTCACCAATTTCAAGCGGTCTGCGTGGTAGATCCGGTCCAATAGTAGTATTCATCCACGGACTGACATTCACCTGAGGATTCGGTGGCTCCGATCTTAACTGTTGATTGGCATTTCTTAAACTCTGTCCAACTGTATTAACACCGACATGGTAGGTTGAATCAAGCATGTTTACGCCCTGAAGGACACCTTCACCAACTGGTTTAGCGATATTAAATTCCTGAATTGCTTTGCTCTCATCTGTAGGTAATAAATCTTCTGGTTTTAGTTTCTGCTGAGGATAGCAGGTAGACGGTGTGCGACCGAGACCGGAAACTGCTTTTTGAACTTCATTATGACCTAGCTCTTCGGAAGCAGCGATAGTTCCAACACCATTGTCAACCATAGATCCAATAGTAGGATCAGTTCCCATCATTACTCTTTGTCTAGTTCTACCAGAATCGCCTGGTAGAACTAAATTTGGACCCATATCATCAAAACCCTCTAAACCAAACATATTTAAAATCTTAGTTAAATAACCGGTACACTGTAAAACAACAAGCGCCAATAGAAAGATACATATATTTTGATTTTTATCACACCAATCCATTAAATCAAATCCCATTTTTATATATATACAAAATAAAAAAAAAATTAAGAGAAAATACATTAAAAATTACTCAAGCGATTTTCCAAACCTTGAATTAGTTTCTTCTGAGATTCAAAATTTTCTTTTGCTAATCTTAATTCATTTGACACCTTTTCTTTTTCTTCTTTTTTGAAACCTTGAATGAAATCCGCATCTAACATTAATTCTTTTTCTAAAGATTTTAATTCTGCTTCTTCGTCTTCTTTATCATTAAAAGCATAATTATCTAAAATAGTATATTTATTACCATCTAAGAATATCTTTATTTGAGAAATATAAATATCACAATAATAATGTTGTTTCAAAAATTTTAGTCCTTTTACATGGAGAATCAATACGACTTCTGTATTTTCTTGAATTTTTTCGAAATCAACACATATTTTTTTCTGATCGTAAATCTGACATTGAACTTTATCTTTAATCATAGGGATTTTGAATGAATAACGGGGTTTACTATTTTTCCTAACCGGTTTAGTCCCTCTCTTATACATATTATCAATTATCTCTAAAGGAATATTTTTTCCAAACCAGTTTTTGTTATTTTCAAATGTGCATTTAATATTCTTTTCGTCTAAAGATAATAAACTATCGTAAAACGAATAATCCATGTTTACTGGTTCTAATTCGAGGAGAGAATTATTACTATTTAATATTTCTTTGTAACTATTTTTACATGACATTTTTGGTGTCTGTAAATAAAATGGTTTATTATCATAGTTCATAGAAGAATAATAAATAACTCCTTGTTTTTCAGGTTTACTGTAATAGACTTTTTTGAAATCTAATTCATCATGCTTTATAATACTCATTTATTCTAAATAGTAGAATAAATATGATTAAACAAAACGCGTAAATTTATACTAAATGAATAACTTTACATTTCCATTTCATATAAAATTTATCATTCATTCTCCAAATCTTATCAATATATAAATCACATTCCATATTTTGAAATTTACGAATATTAAATATATTCACCCCCGAACTATATTCAGAATAAATATCTGTTAAAAATTGATTATACTGAAAAGGTAATTTTACATTTAGATTTGGTTCATACATTCCTTTTTTATCATACTTAATTTGACTAACAAATCTATCAGAATCTTCGCTTGTTAAACCAAGATACTTCATAGCATAGAATTCGCAACTCTGAATAAATTCAAAGAAATTTTTCATGTAAGGATCTTCGTCTACATCTGTAAATTGTAAACTCATTTGAAAATTACCATTCCCCTGATTTTGAACACCAAATAAACATTTCATCTTGGGTGTTGTAACATATAACATCGGATTCTTAAGGTAATATACCTGGAGATAACCAAAACAAGGGTGGTCTTTATGTGATTCGTTGCTTTCACTATATGTTTTATCGGATGATTTTGTTATACTCATATCATCGCAATGAAAAGACTTAAAATTTAATTTATCTAAACTAAGTTTATCACACGTAAGATATTTACAATGATTTGACATCTTAATATAAATATCTTTATTATTTTAAATATTTATCTGTTTATTTTCTAATGTAATCTACCTCCGGTAATCGACTACACCTTTCCTTCGTGTTTGGTTATTCCAGATATTTTGACATGGTATACCCTTTTTAGGATCTAATTCACATTTATCTGGCACAGGTTTATTTGATCCCCATAAAGCAGCTTGCGCATCTTTACTACACTGCTGAAAGTAATTCCCCATATTATTACTTGCTGAAAAGGGATTACATTGTGTTTTATCACCCGTTTTAGTATATTCATTAGATGACAAAAAATTAGCTTTAGATATATCTTCTACAAATGAAAAATCTGTTAATCTATTCATTTAATAAATAATCATATAAAATTTTTTTGCGAATCATAAATTTGATTTAACTTTGATTTTAATAATCAAAGTTATCAAAGTTCGGTTGTTACACTAATTAGGTATACCCGAAACTTATCGTTTGGCGAGTAAGCGCATTGTTTGGTTGAAAGCAGAGTCATGTCCTCTTGCGCATTTCATCGGAAGAGAATTCACCGGGGATGGGTCACAACAAGCGAGAACACCCTGTCTCGTCTGAAAGAGACGGTGGTAGAGCCTAAAGTTATTTCCACTGAAGTCGTCACCATGAAGCACCCACCAACAACTACCTGCGCCCCTTGTCGTATTTACACAAAGGGCACAGAAAAACCATCTTGGGCTACACATGGGTGTCCTGGAAAAGGACACCAAAACAAGATTACCCTTCAACCACAACTTCCAGCGGAGGCGAGACCCAAGAGAGGGCAATGGCCTGTTCGCCTAAATGGATCGGGGTTCTCGTGTATTCATCCAGAGTGCCGAGATTACAAGAAGATTTATCCCAAAAAGCAGAATGCTCAACAACATGCGAAGAAACACTATCCTCCAGAATATAGGTGCGCGGAATGTGAAGGTGAATGGTATCTTAAGACAGAATACAATCAGCATTTCTTGAAATCTTGTCGCCATTGTGGAGAAAACTTCATGAAGGGATCCATCCCTGGACACGAAAAAAAATGCCTAAAAAATAAATAAATCAAAATCATAAAAAGTTTAAACCATAAAAAGAAAAAAAATTAGATAGTAAATGAAGTACATGGGGGGGAAATATTTTTTATGTAAAGAAATCTCATCTGTTATGAAATCAATGGTTTCTCCAGAAGAAGTAGATAATTATATAGAACCATTTTGCGGAGCATTAAGTGTATTAAAACATATGAATAATGATTATCAAAAATGTTTCGCATCAGATTATCATCCCGACTTAATTCAACTATGGAAAGAAGTTCAAAATGATACTTTTATACCACCTGAAAGTGTAAATTTAGATTTTTATGAAGAATGCAAGAAATTAAAATCACCCAGTTCTTTAAAAGCATTTGTGGGATTTAATATGAGTTTTGGTGGTCGTTTTTTTTCTGGTTACGTAGAAAAATATAAAAGGGATAAAAAAGAAGATTTCCTTCAAGAAGCGATTAATTCATTACATAAAATAAAAGATAAACTAAACGGCGTAAATTTCCAATGTATTTCATATGATAAATTAAAACCGAATAATAGTTTAATATATTGCGATCCACCTTATGCTATTACTAAATTTCCAATCAAATATAGAACTGATACCAAATACTATGATGAATTCGATAATGATAAATTCTGGGAAATAATGAGACTATGGTCAAAAAATAATTATGTGTTTATATCTGAAACAACAGCACCAGATGATTTTATACCGATATGGGAAAAAACAGTCCACCGCTCTGTATCTCAATCCGGTAAGACGCGTTATAAAAATAGTAGTGATAAGACTAAAAATGAAAAATTATATATCCATAATTCAGTGTATAAAAAACTAAATCTATAATAATATGAATTGTTTTAACTCATGCCCATTTAATCAAAAATGTCGTAATTGTGAAATGGGTATTAGTGAAAACCGTGAAATACTATACAAATTTAAAGGATTTGGAAAATATAACAATGTTATATTATGTAATATATGCTTTAAAGAGAGATTCGGATATACTTTAGATGAAACAACTGACTTTAAAAATATAAATGATGATCCATTAGGAAATAAAATTATAATATATAAAAGATCTAAAAAAAGATTAAAAAGATCAAAATTGCCTTAATCTTGAAGAAAAATTTACCTTAAAGACTTATTTCATACGAAAACCAATGAACCCATTTTAAATATCAACCTAAAAAGAAGGGACGATGTTACATAAAATTGTGCCCATCATGTTGTATGAATTTATGGACAATTGTAGTCCTAGTTCCAAAGTTCACTATTCACGACAAGCGCATGGTTGTGATCACCAAATGAATAGATTAAAATATAAAAACACTTAACTATCCTATTCACTGTAAAATCTGAAATTATTTTTCGGTTTCAAACGTAATTAATTCATATCTATCTACTTTAGCTTTATAATCGTCAATCAAATATTTTTTACATGGTTTAAACAACCTGTTATTGCGTTTATTGTATTTTTGTATAAATTGTTTTCTCTCTAACTCATCTAAATTTTGTTTGTCCGCGAGTTTTTCTAAATAAAGTGTATTGTTTAATTCAAGTAAATCCTTAAGGAAATCCATAGTTTATAATTTTTTAGTGAATCCCTAAATCAAATTTATAGGGTATAAGGAAAAAATATATTAGATACTATAAATGAGTATTGAACATGTTTTGATGTTCTTTAGTCGTGTTTGTATTTTATCACTTTATGTGTAGATGTAATCGTGTGGAGGGATTTGAAGATTGTAGTAAAACCATGTATTATTTAGATAATGACGAGGGGCGATGTACAGAAGTCTATATTCCAAATGATAAAAAAATTAACGCAAATTATAGTGAAGGGGAATGTGCTGATTTTGACTTTAAAAAATTGGTTGAAACAAGGGATAATTGGAATCCAAGATATTTGAAAGATAATGAATGTAAAGATAATAAAAAATGCTGTACAGTAAATACTTATTCTAAACTGAATTTTGTGAATATGCATAAACTAGATGAAACGACCAACGAAAAAGGGGAAAACATATCAATGTGTATTCAATATAAAGTACCTGAAGAATATCTATATAAAGATAATTTAAAAAAAGGTAATTGCCCTAGTAGTTATACAACGTTAGATACTGAAGAGAGGTCATTTGATAAAGGAAAATGTCTTTATAAAAATGGTGATTCGGTTTCTGTAAGTGACAAATGTACCACAAAAGTATATTCACATCCAAAACCTATATGTAATATTAGAGACAATACAAAAGTTACCGATGATTTTATAAATACAACGAGAAGTAATTATAATTGTATCCGAAGAACTGGACCTCGTGCTTACTGTATTGAAGATAAACAATGCTTAAGTGGTAATTGTCAACAATACCTTGATGTATATGAAAATAATAGTTTAATTAAGGAATTTACGAAATGTACTGAATATAACCCAAATCTACCAAAAAGCTCTAGTAATTGTAAAACGTTAATAGGTGATGATAATAAAATTAAAGATTATACAGATTATGAAATAGAAAGATGTTTGAAATAGAAAAATGTGTGGATCGCATAATATTACCCCCAGACCAGCACCACCCACCCTGAGATAAGTGCGTGAAATCATTCTCATTCATTCCCAAAAGCACCCAGGCTACCGATGATTTTACTGATGATTTTACGGCTGAATTATTGCTGAATTATTGCTGAATTATTGCTGAATTATTGCTGAATACACCCAATTCCTTCTTCTTCTTCATTCATCATTTCTTTCACAACTTCTTCTTTATCTTTATAATAATAAGCATGAACTAATTGACCTTCTTTAGGTTTTCTATCTAAATGAATTAATATTTTCTTAAGATATTCTTTTTGTTTTTCACCAAGTGATTCAGGGAATTCAATTTGTAAATCAATAATTAAATTACCAAAATCTTTTTCAGAACCATTACCTAAAGTTGTATTATCATGTTTAATAGGCATCCCTTTATTAAATACCTGAAACATCTGATTTGGTCTTACGATATCTGTTATTTTAACATGTAATGCCCCCTCAAAATGATCAATATACATATCTACTCCAGTCAAAGACTCCGACAAAGATAATTTTTCAACAACATATAAATCATTATCTTTACGTTTATATCTCGGATGTTCTAATTCAACGATTTGAATGACTAAATCTTCGTAGGTGTCTAGTTGAGGAATATAATTTCCACCTTCTTTCACTACAATATTATCACCGTGTTTACTCCCTCTTTTCACATTGATAACATACTTTGTAGATTTTTTACCTATACCACTATTACTTTTTACTGAATGTGTAATACTAAATTCTTTTTGAGTGCCATGATATAATTCATCTAAACTACATTCAATATTATATTTCATACTTGCTTTGATTTGAGAAAAGGGCATAGAGGACAAATCTGAAAATACAAATATGTTACTGTGCATCCCTTCACCCAAACCAGTAAAATCTACATTAAATAAACTCTGAAATAAATCTAAAGGATTCACTTGAGGCATTTCACCAGAAACAGCTTCATAACCAAAGTTATCATACATTCTTCTTTTATCCGCATCCATTAATATATCATACGCCTCAGAAATGTCTCTAAATTTAGATTCCGCATCGGGTGATTTATTTTTATCTGGGTGATATTTAAATGCTAGCTTTTTGTACGCTTTTTTAACTTCACTTTCTGTAGCAGATTTATCTATTTCAAGTATCTTATAAAAATCTTTCATGTTATAATGAATTTATATGAAATATTCTTTCAAATTAAACTAAGTTAATCAGATAATTGATGTTTCTTAATCAATGATTTATCTTTTGTGTAAAATGGTTCATATGATTTAATCCAATCATGATAGTTTTCATCATATTCCCTTAACCATAGTTTAATGATATTAAATTCTTTCTTGGGTGTAATAGATATTCCATTAATTAAATTAAATTTATCTTTATCCTTTAGTATATCTTCAGTTAAAACTCGACTAATCAAGTTATTCCATTGATTTAATAACTCATGACTTGGTACCTTATATGAAATACAACATCCTTCTCTATTTTCAGGGTCTTCCCAAGTGGGAAAGATATCTTCTCTCATTATAAAAAACATTCCATTCTGTAAATGTATCTTTTGTATGTTATCTTGAATACCTTTAATATCATATAAATTCTCAAATGTATATAAATTTTTGTAACTACTATTTTTCCAACTGGTATCATTAATACTATGATACCATAAACACCAATTGGTATTTAGTTGATAATTATTCATTATCCTTCCTATAATAAGAGGAGTATCTTTAAATAAAATATAATTAATATTATAATTAATATTATAATGAATTTATATGACAATGTGTTTGTAAGATTATCTATATTTACAACATTATATATATTGATTTTAATATTCACTTCCCCTTTAATAGATCATATATTCACTTCGTTAAATGATGATTTAATAGTTAAAGAATCTAATTTACAAATATTAATAGAAATTATATTACATATATTCGCATTATCGCTAACATGGTATGTATTACATAATTATATTAGACTAAAAGTGGAGAATCTATTAAATATTAAAATGAGAGAAACAACTAAAACTGCAATTGATATTATTTCAGGGATAGCATTAGTTGGCTTACAACGGAATTTAATAAACAAATTAAAATATATATCTTACGAACATCCTTTTAGACTGATTGATATTTATGGATAAATCTATGTTATCTTAAATTATTATATATTACGGTAAAATAGTTATCGGATGTTACCTCAGCTAAAATAGATTCATCATCGCACTCATAAAAGAAACACCATTCTACGGGTATATACAATACTAATCCCTGCGTTAGATTTATTTTTTGACCGTATTTTTTAATACTTTCATTTGATTTTCCTTTAATATCATGGATATGTTTTGGATTAAACAAATAAAGTTTTGATTGACCATAAACTTGATAAATCAAATATAAATTATGTTTACTTTTAGTGAGTGGTATCATATTTTTACCCTTAAGCAAACTTAAGTAATATTTTTTATTACAATGAATATGAGATTGAAATGGATCATATATTTCGTCAAACAATGATTTTAATCTCAAGGAGTCACATAAAGTATCATTGTGATTCACGTATATTTGAGGTTCATCAACAAAAGATTTTAATGAAACATATCTATTTTTATCATGGATAATTAAACCCGGATTATCATTACTCAACTTCTCAAATGTCAATTGATTATATTCTTCATTCTTATTTCCTAAATTATGAATTAGAAGAGGTTTTCTCTCTTTAAGTTTTTCAAATATATCATCTTTATTCGCACTTTGTAATTGTTCTAGAGTTACATCTTTATTTGTATTATGAATTTCGTAAATATGTTTCCCAATTAGAATAGCTACCGCTAAAAACAACATATAAAATAACATAAAACTATATAAAGATTTGTTATAATAATAGAAGTATATTAACGTAATGGCACTCACAGGAACTGTAAGCAGATGGTTTAATCGCAAGGGATATGGTTTTATCAATGTAATGAATTCTGATAGTGAACATGTTGGACAAGATGTCTTTATTCATCTATCTGGTATTAATGTAAAGAATGATGGATACAAGTGCCTGTATCCAGGTGAATATGTAAGCTTTGATCTTGATCAGAATTCTGAAGGAAAGCCGGTTTGCGCGAATGTTACTGGTGTAATGGGTGGACCCCTTCTCGTAGAGCATGAAATATTCAGATTTAAGTATTTCCAGAAGAATCGTGTTAATCGTGTAGAAGGCGATGAATGTGAGGAATCCACTCAAACTGAAGAGCAAGAACCTGAACCTGAACAATAAAAATTTGATTTCAAATATTAATTTTCTTTTTAATTAAAAAACTATTCTATACTATTATGCCACTTCGTAGCGGTAAAGAGTATCGGAAAAAAGAGTATCTTAAAGTCTTGTTTCCCAAAGAAACCCAACCATTCAACATGGTTCTCCTTCCGGAAAAGGGTGTACAATACAAGGTTAGCCTTGATTTCGATGAATCAAGTAAAGCATGGCGAAAAAATAAAATTCAATTGGGTGAGGGAATGTTTAAATACAAGAGGCCTTTAAGGAAACGCTAATCTTCAATTAAGCATATATCTATTTCATGTAATTCTTTCTTCTTTCTTGGTTTTCTCTTTTCAATTTTCGTCTTAGTTCCATCCATATGATAAGTATGAATCTCATGATTACATTTTTTGTAATAAGCAATCCGCTTATCACATTGTTTCTTAAACACACTTAAATTAGGATGAGTATCTATGAAATCAATCACCAATGGATGAAATTTTCTAACATTGGCTTTTTCTCTTAAAATTCTACCAACACTCTGAACAACATCGCTTTTTGGTGATGCTAATACAATCGTATTTAATTTGGGTATATCCATCCCTTCACTGGCCATCGAATACGTCCCTAAGATAATGTCTTTTTCTTGTGAATCTCTAAGTTCAGATGGTTTCATTCCACCAACATATTGTCCAACTATATTTGGATCTATATTCTCTTTAATCCATTTTTCAGTTCTATTAAGATATTCGCGTCTATCACCAAGGACTAATATTTTTCTACCTGTTTCATATTCGCTTTTCACAATTCCATTGATAAAGTTGTTTCTATGAATACAATCTGAAATATTATTAATCATACGTGGCATGCTAGGTTGAGGTCCTTTTTTTGTACGTATTATTTCTAATTTATTGTATACTTTATCTTCTTCATTTGTATATTCATAAATACGTGTTTCAATATAATCTTTATTAACTTCATTTTTAGATGAAAATACCATGGGACCAATATACCACTCAAATACCTTGCGTAAACCATCTTTTCTGTCAGGAGTTGCACTTAATCCTAACATGTATTTAGATGCTACTTTTGCCATAGACTTAGAGAATACTTCAGCTCCAAGATGATGACATTCATCAAATACTGCTAAACCAAATGAAGAGAACACTTCTGAATCATATTCTTTTTGAGACAAACTCTGAACCATCGCTAAAACAATATCCTTGTTTTCAATATCAATTGTATTTTGCTGAATCTTACCAATTCTAGCAGTTGGTAAAAACTGTGTAATTCTGTCTCTCCACTGAGTCATTAAGAAATCTTTATGAACTACAACTATTGTCTTTTTTTTTAGCATTGAAATAATATACAGAGCGAGAACTGTTTTCCCTCCACCACATTTCAAAGATATTAATCCTCCACCCTTTTCATCACAAGCTTTTTTGTATAATTCAATAATAGGTTCTTGTTCTTTCCTCAATGAACCATTAAATACTATATCTATGTCTTGGCCTTCGTCCATTTTGGATTTTGTGGGTTTTCCATAATTTTCATATGCATAAAATCTTGGTATATAAATACTATTTGGAGATTCCATATACAGAGAAAATCTTTTTTCATTACCATTTCCAAAATCTCCAACTACAAAGGGATTTACAGTTAAATCTTTTTTGATATCTTTTAATTCTTTTTGAGTTAATTCGCATTTCTTTATTTTATAACCATTACGTGATAATGTTGTTTCTACCATGATCTTATTTTATTTAATATCATAAGATTTAAATAAATATCAAATTTTATATATATTAACTAGTATTATATGGATATAATAAATACATTAATAATTATTATTATTGGATTAATTATTGTTAATTTATCCAGTTGTTATAATATTGAGGGTATAAGTTGTAATGTTGAAGAATTAGGCTTGGGTGACACGCGTTATAAAAATACAGGTAATTATACCGGTTATTATATGGATTCAGATGGATATTATGAAGGTATTCGACCCAATGGGATAAAGATTGATTCGACGAAAACAACCCACCAAGCCGCACTTGACTGTCTGCATAAGATTGGTTTAAAGGATATTATAGATGTAGTTGAAGATAAAAATATTAATGATAGACAAATTAAGATTAACACAAAAAAGGTAGGAGATTATAAGTTTAAAGATGATCAAGGGACTACTTATAGTTTAAACGCGTGGAATACATCATACAGCCACGATGTAGATTATTATGATGATGTTCAATATGGCTTAATTAAAAATATATCTTTTACGCCGCTGGCACCCAGCTGGTTATGATGTGATAAAGTCCACCACCCTTTAATTGTTCAGTTTTTTTCCTTTCTTCGCCAATAGCATCAGATTTATATATATATAATGAATAAATTATATATTGTAGAATTATTATTGATCTTATTATTGTTATTATATGCTCCAGCAACTTGTAACGGTGTAACAGTATATACTGGTATCAGAGGGTGTAGTAGTTAGATAAAATACAATTTTCTAACATCCATAACATTTTCTCGACAAATAGGACATTTATTAAAGTTATTGCGATTTGAAATATTATTATTTTTATCAAAACAGGATTTACATGTGGTGTGACCACATGGATTAAAATAACTATCGATTTTATCCGTTATACATATAGGGCAGACAGCAGATGTATTTAGTCCATTAATAGTGTGTAGTAGACATAAGTGTTTATTCATTTGTTTTATTTTATTGATGTATTCTTCTTTAGCCTTTTTTAAGTTATCATTTTCATTTATAGTTTTAATATATTCATTTAGTGAATCTATTATTGCTTTTACTTTTTCATTAGAATCATATTCTTTATTACATGTTTTAATGAATTGAATACTGCAATCTATTTTATCAACATTTTCTTTAGTCTTTTTTAGTTCATCATTATACTTTTTATGATATTCATCTAATTCGACTTGTAAAGTTAACAATTCACCATTTAATATTTTTATTTCATTAATAATAGTATCTATTTTTTCACATTTAAAATTTTCATCATTAATAGGTATTATATCCTTATCTTGTAAGATATTCATTAGATTTTCTTTGATTTTAACTGATTCATCTAATAAATTATTAGCAATAGTAGCTGGTTCTGAATTATTTATGTTCATACCCATATTCATGCTCAGATTCATATTAGGGTCTATGATTGAGTCCATTATCATAGCACCTTGAAAATCTTGTGAAGCATTCGCAAATAAAGGTGCGTAATTCATTATTTAAGATTAATATATAATCCTTTAACTAATTTAAATATATATTTATTATAGATGTATCATTATTTGTTGTTGTTATTATTTATATTTTTAATGATGAGTTTAAAAGAGGGTTACACTGATTATTTTGATGGTAGTTTAGACTATACCAAAGGTAGTTTAGACTATACCAAAGGTAGTTTAGACTATACCAAAGGTAGTTTAGACTATACCGAATTACCTTTAGAACCGGATAAAAAGAACTGTCCGCAAATACATGTATATAATTACAATCGTTTGGCAAACAGAGGTAAAAGAAAAGATTTTTTTGGTGAAGAAAAATTATGGGAATCATATCCAGACCAACAAGATTTGAAAGATAAAACTAGTACCATAGAATCAGCATATCAAATGATACAACCGTTTGGATATACAAAAAATGATTTATTTGACATGACTCGTTTAATTGAAACAGATATCCCATTGCCAACTGATCCAGATTTTTTTAAACATATATAATATAACGAATGCTATTTTTTATATTTTGTTATCATTTGTAGTTGGATACATGGTTAGTAAATGTGGTTATAATTTGAACGAAGGTATAGTGAATCCTGGTTCATGTTCCGCGAATGAACCATTAATAACATTTATTGGTACTACGTGGTATAACAATAATGCTTGGAGAAAGGAATGTAAAGAACATAAGACTAAATCAAAATGTACAAATTCAATATTACCTGATTATATTCCAAACAATGTGAAGATAGACCCCCATAAGTGTATATGGAAACAAAATTAATAACGTTCAACATATATTTTGAATACTATAATTTATTTATAATGACAAAAAATATATATATATATATAGAAGAATGGATATTGAGGATTATATTGATTTCAATGTATTATTTTTAACAATGTGTGTATTAATATTTTATAAATATGTTACATCCGATTCAAATATAGTATTAGAAAGAAAAAAATAAAATATAAGATTATATTAAATGAATCAAATTATTAAAAATATTCTTTCGATATTAATAGCATTTATAATAGTTCATCTAGCATTTACTTTATGTAATGATTACCAGGTTATTTCAGTATAAATACGTTTAAACAAAATCATTATATTGTATCAAGATACTATAAATGAGTCAAGAAACCCCTATTGGAAATTTAGGTGGAGGCATTAGTGAAGATGACGCTAAGTTAGTAGACAGTATTCTAAATGATATTAATAGTAATGGTCCTCAACAACAAGGTCATCCCCAAGGTCAAGGTCCGGAACAAGGCCAACCATCTCCCGAGCAGATTAAGATGATGCAACAACAGCAGATGGCTCAGCAACAGCAGATGGCTCGGCAACAGCAGATGGCTCAGCAACAGCAGATGGCTCAGCAACAGCAGATGGCTCAGCAACAGCAGATGGCTCAGCAACAGCAGATGGCACAGCAACAGCAGATGGCGCAACAACAGCAGATGGCTCAGAAACAAACAGAACAAAAACAGACTATGATTGAGAGTGATAAATCGGATGATGTTTTAGAAAATATTAAATACGAGGCAAAAAATGTTATGGTAGTTGTTTTCTTAAGTATTTTATTTAATGTTGAGCAAGTAGATAATTTATTTAAGGGAGTCGCTATGTTTTTATCTGAAGATGGGACCCTTAACATGCAAGCAGTATTCGCTAAATCTGTTTTAATTGGATTAATCTTTTACCTTATTAAGACTTATTTATTGTAAGTAAATATGCTTGTATATCTTTATTATTCTCTATTTTTTTAAAGCATTTATTGATAGTTACTTCTGAAATCTTACAAACTTCCGAAATATTTTTTTTAGATTTATCTATATTTAAACTTTTACAATATAGATAAATACATCCTGAAGCCATTGCGGGTGGTGTATTATCATTGCTTAATCCAAATGTTTCACAAAGCAAGCATAGTTTTTTAATATGATCTATATTCTTTAAATTTAATTTATGACAGAATCTCTCTATAAAGTCACCTATGGTAATACTCTTATGTGATTGAATTCGACTTTTATCAATATTACTCATCCTTATAATTTCGGTGAAATTTTTACACCCTTTAGTCATTATTTTATTATCAATATCAAAACTATGTGATAATTCACTTGTTGAACGCGGAACATTACATTCCTTGCAAGCATGATATACGCAAGCAGCGATAATACCTATTCTGTTTTTCCCCCTTGAAATTTTAGTCGCTGAAATAGTTTTATAAAATGATTTCGCCGTATTACCAATTATAGGTGGTAAATTATTAGTTTTACATTTAGCATCTATATCGTTAAAAACCTTATACAGACTCCTTTCCTTATAAGGCATGGAGTTCCATTTTTGATACTGGTCTACTTTTTTCATCTTGCTATTATAGCCTCTTTGCGCGATAGATGTACCTAGAGAAGATTCCGGTAATAGACTATTAGATGGCATACCACATCTAGTAGGATTCCCAGATGAAGATTTATAGTTCCTCCATTCAGGTGAATCAATTATATTATTAATGACATTACCACAAGATTTACATATCACCACCCCTTCACTAATACAATAATTTTCTTCTAACTCACAGCAAGATTTTTCTCTTTCTTCTTTTTCATACATTCCATCGAGTTTTTCAAAGTAAGATTCAAAAGTATCCATAAATCGTTAAATTTATAGAAGATAGTTTTAAGTAATTTAATATTTAAATATATTAAATCAAATTTTATGTTTAATATATATTAAATTTAAGTTTAGAAATATAATGAATATTTAAATTTAATATTAAAATATAATGTATGTCAATGAAATATTATCTGGATTATGGATAGGAGATAGTGCTATTTTAAACTCTAAACGATTTATGGAAGAAAATAGTATAGATATTATACTGAATTGTACTCAGATATTTGATTTTCCTGATTTAAATATTCAGAAAATAAGGCTACCATTTTCCAATGATAAAAATTCTGATACAGATTTAATGTTGCTTAGGCAAAACAAAGATAAAATACTATCATTCATAGACAGTAACATAACTGAAAAGAATATATTAATTGTTTGTTACGATGGGAAAAGTATATCACCATTTTTAGTGGCCCTTTATATTGCTGAGTATAGCAAGATTGATAAAAAATCTATTTATAATATCTTATTGACAAAGGATAGTAGTCTTTCATTATGGTTTGATCTTTCATTATTTTATAACATGTAAAATTTGATTTTGTATTTTTTAAAACAAATTAATTTACTCAAATCATGGATTCAGAGAATACTCTTGTCAAATATGATACAATATTTGAAAATACCTATTGGGCTAGCTCAGGATACTCGGATTGTGAAGAACTATGTATTAATAGAAATAATTTTAAACAAGAATTTAATATAAAAAGTATAAGAGAGGATATTAAATATAGAACTCCATTTGGTCTTGGATATAAGAGATTTAGAGAAGAAATTAATCCAGAATATCCTGGAAACACCACATTTGATCATTTTGAAGTTTATGAAAGAAATGATGAACTGGGATTTGTGGCTATATTTAGTCCTTATCATTCCATACGCGAAACAGATGAATATTATGATGATATAGTAAGATTAGGATATAAAAAATATCATAGTAGTTTATATTGTACACCCTGCGAAAGTTGGGATTGCCCTACTTATTATAAAATTATACCCTCTTAATAAGTAATTAATTCATCTTAGAATATTTACGACCAAATTTCATCCATAAGAATACAGATACAGTGAATCCAAGGAGAAATCCAGCAATACATTGATCGGGATGATCACCCATGAAAGGCCTAGTTACGACAGGACCTACAAAAAAAGTAAGAATACTATAAAATATCATAATACCAATCATTGTCGGATTAGAAAGATGAACCATTTATAATATATAAAACTATTTTAAATTAGTGAAAAAGGTGTATATTTTTATATTTACTTTATTAATTTTTGTAAATTCATGTGCTGATAGCGTACTACCGTATCTATATCTTCTAAAGCAGAAGTATCTCTCCATGGTATCTTATTCCCTTTTTCATTAATGATTGGTCTCGGTTCATCATATCTACCAAATTTTAAATGATCTTCTTCGGATATTTGTTTTGCATGTTTCTTACAGTAATCGCCTTCTTGAATTTTATTTGGGCACCGAATATCAGAGTATCGGGAGCCCATACATCTCGCACAGCATTGATTTTCAAAATGTTCTTTATCGGTAGGTTTGTCTATTTCAAAGGGGTACTTATGGATTTTTTCTTTAATCATTTCCATAAGTAATTCTTCGGACAACCCTTGACCAATTTCATCTTTCAACTCATCAATTAATTCAATTTCTAATTTGTGATTTAATAAGGATACTATATCCATTTTACCTAATCAAATGGTAGAAAAAAATCAAATTTCTTATCTTTATGATTTATTACAACTTGTTCAATGATACAATTTATCGACTCATTCACAATTTGATTTATTACCAAATCATTAATATGATATTTTATAGAACTATTAATTTTATCATATGTTTCTTCTGGTATATATAATTCACTATATTCATGTGAAATTAATCCTTTTAGTTTATCACAAAAAGATATTTTTATATTCATATTGTTTTCGTTCTTTTCATCTGCTAGTAAACTTGGATTCGCTAAAATTCTATAATTATCCATTAAATTATATGATTAAATTATATGAATAACTGTGTTATAATTATTCTTATTTATATACTTAATATTTAAATGTAAATGTTCTGATTCATTTTTAATCTTCTCATTTATATAGTAATTCTTAGAGAAATACAAATAATATCCTTTATCATCGTTGTTTATAAATCCATTGTATTCTTTTAAAGATGATATAAGATAATCATTCAGTATTATAATATCTTTATTTTGGTCCTTTTCTATATAAAATTTATAATGATTGTTTATTTCTATTAATTTTCCATTACACCGAAAGGGTACCCCTTTGATAGGAAATGTCTCTCCATAATATAATTTATATGAAGAATAACTATCTTTTACATCAATACCGTTGATATTAAATACTTTTAAAACTATATGACTCATTATAAACTACTTAAATTAAAATACGATAACATAAACCAATAGAATGAAATATCAATTGCCAAATATAGTAAATAAAGATATATTTAATATTACTTCTCCTAATATTATCTTTTATGGTCATCAAATAAAATTAAATGATTATCTAATACAAGTCTTCGGTGAAACCAAAACAGTAACTAGAGAGAAAATTATCTATCAGAATAATCATGTATGCAAAATATTTGATATAGATATCGTTAAATCGAAGAATATTGATGATTTCTTTAATGTGTTATTTGAAATTATTCGTTCAGAAAATTATTATAGCAAATTCGGTCAACACATTGTAATTTTTAATAATTACAATCATATTTCACAAAGTATACAGAATAAACTAAGAGTAATTATAGAAAAATATAGAAAAACAACTCAGTTTATAATGATTACTGAAAAGATAAATACAATTATAAATCCTATAAAAAGTCGGTGCTTGTGTATAAGAATTCCTAACATGTCAATGAAAGAAAAGAGAGATTTATCTAGAACTTATCTCAAAGATAAATCATATGAAGAAAGAATACCTATTTATAATTGTATATATTCATTGAATGATAAAGATGATATCATAAAATACTCTGAATATAATGAATATATTGAAAATCATGAGAATATCTATCTTAAAATATATAAAAAATTAAATGAATGGTTAGATGAATGGATAAACAATGATAATATAAATTTATCTGAAATTAAAGAATATTCATATAATATTTTAAAATATTCTCTATTAGATATCCATGTTCGGTTATATGAATATTTCATTGTAGACCCAAAATATACGGCAAAACAAAAAAAGAAATTGACGGATTGCATTTCTAAATGCGAATATGAATTTAGTAAATCATATAGATCACTTGTTCACATAGAATCAATGTTTATTACGATTCTTTATTTGCTAGCTTGAATTAAATCTGAAGTCTCTTCTACTTTAATATAATTCATTAACAATAGGTTGTTAATATCTCGCCAGCAACCAACAGAGGCGGCGCATATCCTATATATTGTAATTTGTTTTTTTTGCTATTGTAATCAATAAAATGCGGGAATTCGGCCAATCCCCAGACTGATATATTCGGAATACCCAAACAATAAGCATCTTTAGCACTATCAGGGAAATATAAATGTTTAGCACTCCCTGTACTTTTCACTCCAATCTTAAAATCAAATGGAATATCGGCTTTTTTTGAAGTCCATTATCGTAGCCGAAATTGGAACACTTGGAAAAACGACCCGGTTGGTATACATCCATTCTTCTTTTATTTGGCGAGCTGCTAGCAAAACGGCACGTTTGATTCTTTGTGACCTAAATATTGTATATGGGCCGGCCAAGTTTCAGAGTTGTATGCGTCCAGAATCTCCATAGAATGTGTGAATCTTTTATCGGTGATGCTGCCGTCGTCGCCGCCGCCAAGAGGTGTCACAGATAAACAATAAGCATCACCTGTCCTATCAGAGAAATAAAAATGTTTACCTTTAACGTTTTTCCAAGTTTTCACTCCAATTTGCCACCCACGACCCCCCTCCAGAGTTTTAATTCCTATGTTCTCAATATAATATGGATCCCCTGATAGTTTAGATAGTAATTGTAATTTGTCATTATCAGTAACAATGTTCTTTTCAGTATTAGTAGAGAAATGGCCATGCTTATCCACGTTCTTAGGAAACGACTCCTCCTCTACCCATTTGTAATAATTCGGATCATTCGGATCCTCCATCTCTTTCGTATATGCCATCCCGACGCGCCCCCAACGCACCCAGTCAACCCATAAATCTAATTTACCTATATCTAAATTGATTTCCGAACCTGTATCAAGACATACTGGTTTCCCTCCCGCATAATTATCATCGAAACATTCGCATTGATATTTAGCGCCTTTCCCGGTCAGCCCTAACAGCCCACATTTATCCGTTTGTTTGGCGGGGCATTCACGGGGGCATTGCGCTGTGGAGAAGGGGCATGAACCGCACTCAAAAAAACCTTCAACATTAGTGTGTCCACATCCGCGCATAATATATTATAAATAAAGCGCAACCCAACAAGAAAACAGATTCAATACACAATTTCATTTATAATAATAATAATATTTTTTTTCAGAAATCATTTAAATACTATGATTTAATTTACTACTAACATGGATTACTATAAAATCCTAGAAATAGATAAAAATTCAACCACTCAGGAAATAAAAAAACATTATTACAAACTCGCTAAAAAGTATCATCCAGACAAAAATAATGGTATTTCAGATGAAAATTTTAAACTATTATCTGAAGCATATTCAACACTATCAAATCCTAAAAAGAGATATCTATATGATATGAAATTATTATTTAAAGTAAATTTAGGTGAAGATTTCATTAATCATTTTTCAGATATAGAGTTAGAAATACTACATGATTATTATTTACGGTTAAAAGAATCAACTGAATTTAAATTTTTAAAATTATTATATGATTCGTTACCTAAGAATTTCAAAGAAAAGGTAAAGAGAAAATTTAAACAGCATAAATTAGATAAAAAAAATTCACTGTTGAATCTAAAAGACATCAAATATATTTATGCGAATAGCATTGACAATGATTATACTATAAATTTAAATCGTTCATTAAAAGATGTATATTTAAATGTGAACAAAGAAATTATCCTTGTTACAAAGAATTATGCATATCATGTATTTATTACAAGTAGTGATTATTCACTTGAATTTAAAATAAGTAATCATGTTTTAACGATTCATATACAAACCGTATTACCAGACCATTATACACTAAATGGTAAAGATATTTATTATAATCATAGAATCAATCTTTATGAATATTATTTTGTGGATACATTTCCTATTGTACTACCTAATGAAATTCAAATTAATTTGAAGAATTCCCAGAGTAGCAGTGGAATTAACGATTCAGTAAAAATACCTTATCTTGGAATAAAAGATGGATGTAAGAGAGGCGATTTATATATTTATAAAAATCTCGATTTAATGATTCAGAATAAACATCAATATGAAAGTGTTATCAAAGAAATATTCACTTAATTTTATCTATATTATACTAACCATGCTTACTCAAATTTCAAATGATTTAATACATCATTTTTTAGGAAAATCTGATATTAACAGTCTCTTAAAATCAGATGCCATAAAAACCCTGTATGAAAATTTAAAGAATGAATATAAAAATTCAAAGATAAAGATAGAGATGAAAGGGATGAGTTTTCCGACAAATGCTTTTATAGCGAAAAGTATTCAAAATAAATTACATCGACATAAAAATACTATGACTTTAAGTTGGACGACGAGAGGGAGAAGCAGTGTCAGAAATACTTTACATATTTATCTTGATGAAGATTCTGAACCAAATACAAAATTATTAGTAGATGCTATTTCATATATTACTTCTTTCAGTGATAAGAATCGTAAAATAACAATTCACTTATGCCTTTTACCTGATAAGAAGATTATAAAGAAGAATTCGCAAAGATTAACTAATCTGAATGTTAATTCCGGTTCAAATTATTATACAAACACTGAATCAGAAATTTGTATTTTTAGGAGAGAGGAGTGTATTAAAGTAATATTACATGAAATACTCCATGGTTTGAGATGCAGTGATTTAGTCGTTGATGAAAAAATCACAGAAAGATTATGTCAGAAATATGATCTAAATAGCAAAGATATCTTAGTCGACGAATCTTACACTGAAATATGGGCAAAAATATTAAACACATATTTTATCTCTTCATTAACTAATTCTTCGACAAAATATCAGCATTTTTGTACTATGTTAGCAATTGAAAGAGAATTTTCACTTTATCAAGCTAGTAAAATAAGAGAATTCGTTAAAAATTCTAAAGATAAAAATTTAGACAAAAACACAAATGTCACGGCATACTATTTAGTAGTTGGTGAAATTTTCAATGATTTAGAATCATTTTTAAATATATGTGGTAATGATCCTTATGTAAAAGATGATAAAGCATGTTTAAAATACCTATATCAGTTAGAGATTCCAAAGAAAAGAAAAGTTTCAAAAGATGATAAATATTATAATACACTTCGAATGAGTGTATCTGAATTAAGAGTTTAGATTTTATGATAGAAAATCTTTTAAGAAAAGTAAATTAAGAATTTATATGTAAAGGGAATATTAATGTATTATATTTCAAGGTAACTATAAATACACTTAAATTTAAGCGGTCGGGTAGACACCCTCCTTGTTAGGAAAGTGAACCTTCATGAACTTCTGAAGATTAAAGAAGGTAAGGTCATCTTCCTTACTCATCTTGAGGAGCTTGCGAAGGGAAGCATCTGCCTTGATATGGCGCTTGTCCTCAGGATTCTGAAGATTCTTAGTCTTACAGTATTCGTGAATGCGCTTGGTGACATCCGTGCGAGAGATTAGTTCATCCTTCTTCATGCCAAGGAACTTGCGCATCTCATCGGAAACAGGTCCCTCCTTGGCAAACCCGCTCTTCGGAGCATTTGGGTCGCGTGGCTTGCGGGGGCGCTTACCAGATGCCCTCTTATTGAGAGCCTTGGTATCGCGATGAACCTGCTTCTCAAGCTTCTGGAGGCGAGAACGTAGACCGCGAATAGTGGTCATCGCTTCGTCGAGGGCGCTGACAACAGCACTAAACTCCTCAAGATATGGAGTGTCCGAAACAACGGGTGCTTCGGTGGTGACCGGGGCTACAGGTTCAGGGACCGGGGCTACAGGTTCAGGGACCGGTGCTGGTGCTGGAGTAGTCTTCTTAGACTTCGTGGCAGGAGTGCTCTTCTTTACGTTCTTCTTGTTGGCTGGAGGCATTATTATTTATATTCTTTATTTATATTTTATTCTTATCAATCAACCGCGCTTACTTGGTATACTATACTAAATGAATATTCTTTTAAGTAATTTTAATATTTAGAAGTATATAATGGGAAATCAAATTTTCGATCAATATACATATTTACATTTCGCTTCAGGTATCACATCATATTTTTGGAATATTAATTTACTAAATACAATTATATTACATACAATATTTGAGATACTAGAGAATACAAATATCGGAATAAAGATTATTAATAAATATATAAAATTATGGCCCGGAGGAAAAGAGTACAAGGATTCTTTTATAAACTCTGTTGGTGATACGATTGGAATTATTCTTGGATGGACTACCGCATACATGATAGATAAAAATGGAGAAAAATATGGATGGTACAAATCCCATATTTAATTTATCATATTTAATTCATCATGAATGATAACCAATCAACATGGGCATGATAACACTGGGGTGAAACCATTCCGAAAGCGATTAAAAAATACATGAAACCCAACTTCCTATCTGAATCTGTTTGGGCTTGAGTAAATTTAGTTACCTCAAGTAATATTAATTCTTGTAAATCTTCTTTACAAGAATAATTCATTACTTCAATCATTGGTGTTCTAAATATATCTGCATTTGGTGGACATATATTTCGTTTCATTTGATGACTTAACTGACTACGATAATTCCAAATATCTTCAATTTGACGATATAATTCCTTTAATCTCCTAACACTTAATGATGTAAACCATTCCACAAGACATGTATATCCAGATTGCTCAATAAAAGAAAATAAATCAACAATCTTTTGCTTAATCGTTTCTTTTCTATCCCTTACAATAGTATCTGTTAAATCTTCATAACCATTTTCATTTTTTAATGAATTCATTATACGTTTAATATCAAGGATTATATTTGATGGAATTTGTTCTGTAGTATAAGGATTTGGATAACCCATTTGTAATAATTTATCCAATGATCTAATATCAAATCCCCATCTTATGCCACCCTTGTCTTTATAAGAATAAAAATACTTCGGTTCTATATCTGTCAATTCATCGTATGTATAAAAATCTTCATCATTATTGCACTTGATATTTTCATTTTTTTGTCTTACGATTTTAGCACGAGCGAGTGATTGAACTAAAATTATATTCTTATAATTTTCTACAGAATCATAACTTTTTAATAAATTAATGTGATATTTAATTTTATCGAAGAGTTCATTTTTACTTTTTATGATAGATTTATCTCTCATTTTATTCTTCTGATAATATAATATATCACTTTTAAGATAATCTTTAGATAATCCAGTGAAATTATTAATATCTATCATGTTTTCTTTTATCAGATGATTTCTACGATGTTTATAGCAATATTCTCCATAACGACATTTTAACAGACATGTATTTTCGGATTCATCCTTTTTAGGATCAATGAATTTACAATTTTCCATCTATATTAATATCTTATTGGAAAATATTTAAATATTGTTCATATTTTGAGCAAAACTACTTAAAAATTTGATTTGATAGATTAAGTGTAATAAATTATAAACACAAAGAGAAACAGCAAAGAAAACAAATAATAAAAAAAGAACAACAGAACAAAAGCAACAAAGCAACTAAGAGTAACTAAGAGTAACTAAGAGTAACTAAGAGTAACTAAGAAACAAGTCAAGTATGGCCGATTTCAAGCCTGTTCTCCCGAAGGAATTCGATGCCTCCAAGGTATCTTTCGCCTACGCTAAGGCTATGTCTAGTGGTGCGAAGCTATTCTTCCTGGAATACGATGGTGCTCCACTATACATTCAATCCCCAGAGATGGGTGTAACATTCGACCCGCAAGTCTTTGAGGATGGTCCAGACGCGAAGTACAATATCAAGACAAATCTCAATCTGTCAAATGAACATTGCAAGGTATTTCATGACAAGATGGTAGAGTTTGATGAGAAGATCAAGAGTCTAGCAAAGAGTAATTCGGTAGAATGGTTCAAGAAGAAGAACATTTCAGATGATGTCATTGAATCTATGTTCACTCCTACGGTGAAGGTATATGTTGATCCTGAATCAGGTGAACCAACTGGTCGCTATCCACCTTCATTCGGATTCAAGGTAAAGAAGAAGGAAGGTAAGATTCAATGCCGATGCTTCACAGAAGATAAGCGCGAGATCAACTTCAATGACAAGGATGGAGAGAATTATATGGAATTTACAAAGTGTCTTAAGAAGAACGCACAAGTGAAGGGTCTATTCAAGTGTGACTTTGTATGGCATTCACCTGGTAAGTTTGGATGCACGTGGTCCGCCCAACAACTACGAGTTAAGATTCCAAAGGGATTTGATGAATATGCTTTCATGGATGACTCCGATGAAGAAGATGTAACTGAAAAGCTTCAACAGGGGAACTATGTAGAGAGTGATTCTGATGAAGAAGAAACAGTAGAATCAGCTTAGATTAGATTAGATTAGATTAGATTAAATTAGATTAGATTAGATTCGATTAAATTAACTTTATAATTATTTTTTATTTTGTTTTTGTTTTTATTTCAATAATATATATATATAAATGAATTTAGGCGTTGAACAATTTGTTTTAATTATTTTAATGGTTTTATTACTGTATTTTGTGATGAATAATCGCAGTTGTAATATTGAAGGAATCGATGACTGTCCTAAAGGCCAACCAGTAGATGCTTGTGCATTACATTATACTAATTGTGAAAATAGATATACTCGGGGCGCAGATGGGGTAGGATATCATACTTGCAAGACTAGGCAAAGCACCCCGCCACTCGCGGGTCTAGATTGGGTGGGGCGCAAAATCGGTGGGAAAATCGGAAGCGGTATTAGTGACGCCACACATGCTGTTGGTGCTAGATGTGAATCTTCTGGTGTAAAATGTAAATTAAATAATCCGTGTAATATCGACGGTAAAGGTAATTTTATAGAAGGCATTACGAAATGTTATGATGTTCAAGTTTTAGTTCTAACTACGAGTCTGTCCTATCACCCCCCGAATATTCAATACACAAAAGTGTATCATTTATATTTTGTTGAAGACAAAATGAAAAGACAAATACCAATTGTCACTATGTGGGAAACAACAACTGGTCCCGGCGCATCGGCTGATTCACCTCCCGTCGATATGGATGGGAACAGTAATAGCCTTGATAAAGATTTAAACGATTTATACAATCGAAAATTTAATATCATGAAAAAATTATATGATGAATTGGGAATTAGACGTATTTCGATAGAAAATAATGTTAATAATATAGTCTATAACACAACGTTAAGGTTTGAGACCAACAAAGCCCAAACTTTGCGCTTCTCGGACAAAAGTGGAGATAATTATACCATCGGGACAAAAATGGCCAAAGTTTTAGCATCTTCAGGATTCCATGCAAGGGGAGAGAGACTGGATGATAACTGGGTAAGGTCATCTATTGAATATGATAGCGAACAGAATATGATTGAATATATAGCAAAATTAGCATAATGTAATGCAAAAGCATCTACTGGTTGGCCTTTAGGACACTCATCACCAATTAATTTTATCTTATCTTAAACGCAATACAAGATGTAATGTAGCCTCTTTCTGAACATTATAATCGGAGAGAGTTCTACCATCTTCTAATTGCTTTCCGGCAAAAATCAATCTTTGCTGATCAGGTGGTATCCCCTCCTTGTCTTGAACCTTCGCCTTAACATTCTCAATTGTATCACTGCTCTCAACTTCAAGCGTAATTGTTTTTCCGGTTAAAGTCTTCACAAAAATCTGCATATTTATATTAAAAATATATAAATTAAATTTTAAATAGATTTTTTATAATTTAGAAATCGTATTAAATGGAAATGGTCCAAATACGCGACTATTATTCTTCTTCTTTTCTCTTAACATCTTCTTGTAACTGATAAATTTAAAAGTATCTTTTTTTTCTTTATTTCGTTGCCTACAACGAAATGAATCCCTAATACCATTCAATATAACAATGTTATTATTCGAAGTTGTAACATACATCTGAATCATTTTTATATTGATAATTATTAATTAATTTTTAAATATTAAATGAAATAATTAATCGAACGTAATCTCGATTGGTATATGATTCATCTTTAACCCTCTTGTTGCTGATAGTGATAATTCTTGCCTTTTCTTTCGAGAACCATCTTTTTTATCTGAATTTTCTTTCATTAACTTCAACGAAGTATTCATATCATGTTCAATTTCATCTTTATACAATTCAATATAATCAACAACTAGATTTGATATTGCCCACTTGAAAAAATTTAATTGACCTATTGTAGTTTCCACTGAATTGTCATCATCTATTTTAAAAAGCAAGCGGTCCCTCCTGCAAAATGGATCAAATCTCTTTTTAGAATATGCTTTTAATTGTGATTTATAGGAATGAAACACATTCATGTTATTTCTATACTCGTTATTTTCATCATCAAATGAGGGATTATTATTTTTATCCGTATAAATTAAATAGTAAATATTATTTTTCTTTGAATAATTAGTAATAAACCAATCAATTGAACGAAGTGAAATACATTTATCATCTGATAGTATTGATAATAATTTATCCCCATTATATGGTATTTTAAAGAAAGAGTGAAGAGATTCTAGTAGTAATGCGTCATTTATCATACTTAAAGATAATTAGTTAAAGTATTAAATTCTTTAAATGATTTAAACGCACCTCTCAATTTAATATAAATTTGATTAAATAATCTCTCTTAATAATAAAACAAACATGAAGAATCCAGTATTCTTCGCAAATAAAACCAAACCACAAATCATCCATATTTACCAGTATCAGGGGGATACTTTCTTACAATTAGCCACACTTCATGAAAATGAAACAACAATTCTTAATATACCTAAGAATTCTTACATTATAGTGACTGCGATTCAGTCAAATGACATCAAAAAGTATGAACATACTCTATTTGAATCAAATCTAGAAAGATATCACAATCACTTCAGATTTTAAACCTAACATTTCTTGAAACCGGATTTTACACATGATTTAATTTTTTTATTTAATTTTTTCGTGGCTGCTTTTACTGAATTTGATCTTGGTAAAATTTCTTTCTTGTTTACATATATCTTATTATTCTTTTGTGAAAATACTTTTTTAATTTTTTTATCATTTTTCTTTAGTGAATAAGATTCTTTTCGTTTATAATCTGTTTTTTCATTAACAGATTCTTTGCTTTTACGAGTAACCATGTAACCAGCTGTTCCTAGACCAGCTACTCCTAATGCGGGTCCAGCTAAGCATGGCGTACACCCCCCTAAAGCAGCGACAGCAATCGGTAAAAATCCACCCTTTTGTGAAACGCGTTTATTCTTACCTTTTGATTTTTTACGTGTATTTTTTCTTTTCATTGTTCTAGTCGGTCTAATTTGGTAACAATGAATTTCTTCTTTACATTTACACGGTTTACACCGACATATTTTACATCTTACACTTCTGTTTTGATATCTTCTTTCTCTGCGACTAGTTCTTGGCATATTTATATTTATATTATTATTTTATATTATAATTTATATATTTGATAGATTTTTTATATATTTGAATAAATATCTTTTTATTATAGTAAATTATTATCAATAAAATAATTATATAAATAATAATAAACATATATGAAAAATAATTATTTTTCACATTTAATTCACCGAGTAAAGAATTATTATTAATATACCCAATTTTTTTATAATAGTTATCAAATATCTGTCTCTCTGGTCCCCTGAATTTAAATAATGGATCATCTAATAAATTATCTTTTAAGCATATATTCTTTATTGTATTAAAATCTCCATCAAATGGTTTATAATTAAATCCATAATTTTCACGAATAATATTATAATTATTATTAAATATTACAACCATTAATGCTAATTGATGGAATAAATAATCACCACCACAATAATCTATATTTTCTTTTAAATTATATTTATCAAGGTTTTGTTTAACATAATTAGCAGGTTTTAACTGTAAAGCTTTTTCATATTCAACAAGCCATTTATCAACGATAGTAGATTTTTTAGGCGAATAAAAAAACCAATTTTCAACTTGATTTTCACAATCAGGTTGTCTCATACAGTATAAATCGCAATTAGGATTTATCCATGTATGTAATGGTTTTTTAATATATATACTGGCATCTATCCAAAATCCGCCATATTTGGAAACAACTTTACATCTAATCCAATCAGCTTTGTGGGCAATACCATAATCATTTAAATATCCTGGAAAATAACCTGTATATTCATGATAATTATTTAAATTCATTACTGTAATATTATATTCTGGGTGTAAATCATATATTTTTTGAATACATTTATCAACTAAATAAGGAAGTGATTGATTATCCCAGAACATCCATATATTTTTATCCATATTATATAATATTATTATAATATATAATATGCAAATTATTCCAATAAATATCTCAAAAAAGTTATCAAAAAATATAAATAAAATAATACTAATAGTGGGTATAATAGTATGTCTTATTGTATTATATTTTATTTATATGAATCATATAAATTCAAATAAAAAAATAGCTTTATGCTTTTTAATCTATGATGAAATTAATCATGAACAAATATGGTATGATTATCTTAAGAATATAGATCCTAATAAGTATAATATTTATATTCATTATAAAGAAAATAAACCACTAAAATATTTTAACGATTATAAATTACAAAATTGTATAGAAACGCGATGGGGTGGATTATCAATAGTATTAGCACAAAATTTATTATTAAAAGAAGCATTAAAAGATCCATTAAATCAACATTTTATATTTTTATCACAATCTTGTATTCCAGTTAAATCATTTAATTATGTGTATAATTATTTAGATGTAAACAAATCATATTTTAACTTGATGGTAGTAAGAGAAATACCATATGATTCTATTAATTTTACAAATGAAAATAATATTACTAAAGCCGCCATGCCTTGTATTTTAAATCGCAAACATTCTGAAATTATTGTGAATAATAATGATAATATTAAAATATGGTTTAATGAAATAGATGGATTACATAAAAATTGGACGAAAACAAATGATGTAATTTTTGGTGTTGATGAAATTGTTTATCTAACTTTAATATATCATTACAATTTACAAAATGAAGTTAAAACAACATACAATTTGGGTATTAACTCTGTAATAATAAATCAATGGAGTGCAAATAGTAATTCAAAAAAATACAATAAATCAGAATATCGCGAAACTGAACCATTCGAATATTTATATATATGCCCTGAAGAATTAGAATCATTTATTCAGTCCGATAGCTTATTCGCTAGAAAATTTACACCAGAATGTAGGGGGCTTGAGAATTTAAATGAATTATTGAATTATTAATTAATCTAACTTACTTCAAATCTAACGTATTTACAATCATTTAATTCGGGATTAATAGATTTTAAAAATTTTCTTAGATCCCTCCCTGAAGTTTTTAACCCATGATTATTCAAATAATATTCTCTAGGCGAATATACATTGTTTTTAATATTATTCATAAGAGTAGTAGCCGATTCTTTTATAGTTGATTCAGTAAAAAATACACCAGTTTTATCATTTACATATTTCCATCCACCTAAAATATCCTTATTTACAAATACAGGTGTGTTCATTGCTAATGATTCAGTTAAAACTCGAGGAGATGCCTCCTCTGTATTTGGTATAAGAATAAAGCGACTTTGAGTCATTAGTTTTAATAACTCAGGATGTTGAACAAACCCTGTCGTTTCAATTAAATCTTTATTTTTGATATTAACAGGGCATCCATCTCTGCCAACTATGATACCCTTTAATCCTAGTTCATCACTTAAAATCTTGATACATTTTTCGGCTAAGGGCCAGTTTTTGTAATAACCTGTCCATTTTACTTCGCATTCATCATTGTCTTTTGGTTGAACCGCAATATAATCATATACTTTTGGTAAATTTGGATTATAATGTAAATTTTCTGAGTTAAAATCTGATTCAGACATTAATAATTTGGGAATACCTGGTTTAATATATTTTTCGGGTTCTCTGAAACAATGACACCATCCTAATACATAATCTTCGACATCTTTTCCGAATACTTTAATATTTTGTTCTTTATTACACTCTCCATGTGGATTATCACATATTCTCGGGAAAGATTGATTACTGCTACAACCCACAAATTTTATACCTTGATTAATATACTCTATAAACTTTTTTGAATCTTCTCCATCTTTTTGTAAATAGGCGCGAATTACAAGCATGTTGACCTTTTTATTGTTTTCATCTCTTAAATTTAAAAAAGGCCATTTTACATCAGGTACATCTACTACTTTTTTATTTATTTCTTTTCTATCATTACCTCTGAAATATAGATACAATAGTAAGCTAATTATAAATAATGCTCCTACTAAAACATACATGGTGTTTTTATCTATTTTAAAATCTAAATAGGATTTTAAATCTTTCATCTTTGGGAGTTTCATATATAATTTTGAAATAAAATAAAATTAAATATATACTGAATGGAAAGTTGGATCTTTTATGCTGGAGTAGCCGCATTCTTAATAGCAATGAGAGATATATTCACAAAGAAATTTACATCTAAATACTCTGCTATAGAACATTTACTATATTATTATATCTTATGTGGATTTTTCATCATCTTACTTGCTCTTTATAAATCAAAAGTTCAAGGTGAAACGATAAGATTCATTGAATTACAAGATATTTTACCGTATTTAGTTATTGCTTTTGCGAGTGCGGTTATTATTTCACCGTGTCAATTCTTATCATTAAAAACATGCGATAATCCAGGTAAAAGTAAAGCGGTTGTAAACATGAATAGTATAATCGCATTTATGCTAGCATTATACTTTATAAAAGGAACTAAAATAACTGCTAAATCCGTATTTGGTATTATTCTAGCATCGGTCGGCGTATACTTAGTTGTTTAACTGACCTATAAAATAAATACCTTGTAAATAACTGTCTGATAAATCGTCTTTTTTCTTAGAACTATCGAATAACTCGTGATATTTCTTTTCAATCATAAGATTTTCTCTTATCATAACGTCTGTATACTTAATTGCTAAGTATTTGTTCTTTTTATAGGTTTCTTTTATATCACACGGTATCTTTGGACCATTGTAAGCTTTTAATTTATTGCGGGCGTTAATCATTTGAATTTCTTTTATGTTTTCATTCATTAAAAAATAACTGTAAACTATCATTTGAACACTTTTCATTGTTGGATTCTTTAAAGCAGGTTGATTTTCAATAATTACAATATCGGATTCTAGGAAATTATTTTTACTATCCAATGTTTTTATGATAGATTTTCCTAATTTAAACATCGGATTATCTATTTTCGGAATATTTTTCATTTTAAGATCTTTATAACATTTGAGTTTACAGTGACTAGTACATAATCGGAGCCCGGTATCCTTTATCATTTTTTTGGCACTGTTTTCACAACACTTACCTTTGATAACATGTTCACAGGTTGGATCAACTGAAATATTTAAAATTCCCCAATCAAGAATATTACTATCTACTGTATCTAATTGACAATAAGCCAGATTCTTAATTCCAACATCAAATGATAAGATCTTCATGTTAGAATATAATGATAATAACTTTAAATGAAGTATTAATTATTGAATTTACAGCAGAGGTCTCTCACCTTCTCCTTTCAAAAGAAGAATCGTATTATAAATCTGGTTGGCAAGCGATCTCATATTTTTTTCGTCATAATAATTCACGGCAGCATCGGGGTTATGTGGATCATATAATTCAATCAATGTTGCTATATACGTTTGTTGAAGTTTAAGAAGGTCAAGCATCCAGTCTTCCGGACGATTATCAATCTTACCCATACCTTCTTTACACCCGCATCTATTCATCATATAATAAAATGCGCAAAAGACCAAAACAAACATTAAAACATGCTCAACACTTAAATTCATTTATATTAACTAAATATATAAAAAAATATTTTCATTTAAAATATTTAAAATACTATCATTAAATATCATCAAATAATGATACCCTTTTCACCATTGATGATAGATTGTGATTACCCATTGTTGTATAAATTGATTTTTAATACATATAAACCATCAGATAATCAAGTGATTACTTATTCGATAAGAACAAGTATTTATACTTATTTAAAAATGAAAAACTATCCAAGTGGATCAAAGGTATTAATCACATCAATCAATATACCCACAATACTTGATATTATTCGACACCTAAATCTAGAATATATAGCAATTGATTTGGATCTAAACACACTTGATATGAATTCAAAAGATTTAAGTGATAAACTAAAACATGAAGATATTAAATGTATTATTTATTCTCATTTGTTTGGAAAGATTAATGATATAGATTCTATTATTGATATTTGTGATGAAAAATCTATAGATTTCATTGAAGATTGTGCTGAGTGTTTTACAGAGTCTTATAGAGGGAATCCTAGATCAGATATGATATGTTTCAGTTTTGGTTCAATCAAAAAATGTGCTTGTTTTGGTGGTTCATCCACATTCTTAAAAAACAAAGAGGAATTAGAAAAATTTAAAAGCGAGTTAAAAAGATATAAATATCAATCCACATTTTCATATATAGTGAAATTAATTAAGTATTTTTTCATTTCTTTCTTAACAAATAATCGGTATATTAATCTATTTTTCCGTCGTTTTTGTCGGATATGTAAAATAAACACAACTGATTTATTTGTCAGTTTAATTAGAAATATTCCAGCAAAAGATTTAATCAATAACATTTCATATCAACCGTGTAGATTATTAACTCAATATTTATTATGCCGAATACAACATTATAAAGATCATAGTATTAAAAATGAAACATATATTTCAGAGAATTTGTTATCACCATATGTTATACCAGGATATCAGGGGAGTGACCCAAATAGCTATTGGTTATTTCCAATATACTATCATGATATAAGGAAAATCATGAATAAACTCGATTCGAATGATATAAACTATGTAAAAAAGATTTCACAATTAATTTGTATTGATCCAAAATGTATAAATTCTAAAAATATAATTGATAATATCATATTCTTACCTATTCATAGCAAAACAAATATAAGATGTACAAAATATATTACCGATAAATTAAATAATATTATACGAGAAGATAAAATTCATTAGTTCAAAGAAAATCCTACTGGTTCATTCATACCGACTGGACCGTAATTGCTTCCACCACCACCACCACCACCCATAGAAGTAGATTGAGTGGTTATCTTAGGTAAAGTAAATTCGGCGGTTGGTGTAGGAGGAATATCTACAGGCCTCTCTTGAGTGGAAATCTTAGGGAGAGAAGGACCTTGACCCTGGAGTAGAGGAGGAGCCACCCCCATACCTAGTCCATAGTGCTGGGACTGCATCGGTGTGGGCATAGATGGATCTTCCATCGGAACATTTTGTAGAGCAGAGGATACATGAATATATAATAGTAAGTTCTGAATTACAACATAGATAACAGGGAAGATCAAGAATATCCATGCTAATTCTGTCTTATTATACTGACATAAACCATACATAATGACACCAAGAGTTAGTAAGAATTTTAATTCCTGTGCCGAATATAAATTATATAAATTCTCCATCTTAAGTGTATTGTATCTACCAAGTCTTTGACGGACCAAATAAATACAAACAAGAGACATGACAAGAATGACTCCATATATGATTACTGGCGAACACATCTTTGTCGTAAGTAACTCATTAACTTCATTTAAAGTTTCCATTATATAATACTTAAAATAAAAAAAATATAAGAATAAAAGATAAAGGAAAAATTTGATTCATACTAATATTTTTAAATTAGTATTAAACAAAGATGTGCTTCACACATAAGGTTCATAAAGAAAGAAGGAAGAGAAATAGAATGAAAAAAAATAAGGATAGATATAAGATTCATCCTGAACTCGTTTCACCCCCTACTATTCCTAGACCAACATTTACTATGGAAGAGGAAATCAGATGCCAAGGATGTTTTCTAAAATTTAATCTAGATGAGATAAAAATAAATTGTGCTGGTTGTGATAAATTCTTCCATTGTAAAATAGCAGGCACTTGCTATGGTGAAAACTGTAAAGAAGAAACTCGTGCCGGGAGACTTCATCATTTATCATGGTGTACTAATTGTGTTTCTAAAATACCTGAAAATAAGGAAAAGATTAATCGCGAAGACTCTTGTATATGTAATAAATGTCATTCATAATTATTCAAACCCCCTATACTTATAAATTAAATTTCTTAAATTCATAAATATTTTTTCTCCATATCTTTTTGTTATCATGAATGTATTATCTAATGAATTTACAATGCTTCTATGAATATTAGCTATCTTTATTAATTCATTGACTGTATTTGTAATATCTTCTTCTATCTTATTCTTTTTATAAATTTCAATATATCTTTCCGGGTCTAAACCGAACAGACTATTCATGATATACCGATAAAACCATATCTCTCTACTATCTTCATCTATCCGAAATATCTTTTTTTCGATATTAATCATTTCATTTAAGAAAGAATCTATGTCTATATGATATCTTAAATTCCAAGCAAGTTTATGAATCTTAAGTGGTAAATCAATTATTTGTTCGGTTTGTATATCAAAAGTATTCACTAAATGATTAATCCTCCAAGAAAGACTTCTTGTTTTAATATTTCGATTTAATGAGTTCAGGGCAGAATAACTATTACCAATAGATTCGGTAGAACCGATAATTTTTGGCAATTCACCTTTCATTAATTTTAAATAATCGGGAATACCATGAAAGATGATATTACCTCTTGTATCATGACCCCTCCTCCCTGCTCTACCACTCATTTGCAAATAATCTGATGTTGTATATTTGGGATCTCCATAACCAGATAATGTTACACTACGAATCGGTAAATCAATACCTAAACATAGTGTCTTATCGGTAATGACTATACCTAATTTCTTTTCACTCATTAACCTCTGTAAAATCCAATTATATACATCCGGCATTGATGAAATATATAAACCAACTCCTCTCTTTAATAACTGAAAGTATGGATTTTCATATTCAATCGTTAAACCAATAGATTTCTTAATTTCCCTACGGATATTCCGAATTTCATCGCCACTCATTGGGTCCCCTCTTGTAAATACAAAATCGGAATGCTTCTTAAATATATCTACATCTCTGAAATCTGGATTTTCAATAAATGCATCTCTTTCCTTAATTAGATTCTTTAATGCGATACCTTCACATTTTCCACTACATTTTGTGTAATAATCAGTCACATCTGAAATATATTTGTATTTCTGTTCCTTATCATATCGATTCATCTTCTCACTCTTTTCGGTTCGAGCATCTTTTGTCTTTATTTTAATGCTTTCTGAATAGGTTTCTCTGCGTTCTAGATATTTCTTATATAACTCACTCTTCTTCTCAAGGATATCATAATGAAAAGGATACTCTTTATTTTCACACTCGTGTAGATTCTTATATAAATCTAAGAAGATATTCTTCGCAACTTCTTCATCTGTGTGAAAATATAACATAGGTAACATGTCATTATTTTTTGATGCCTTAAAGAATTTTATCATTGAACTTGTATCATTTAATTTTTCACACGATACTGATTTGAATTTATGCTGAACTCGAATCATCTTATCATTGTATTTTTCGTATAGCTTTGGTAACTCAGTTTTGATGAATAATTCATATTCTTTAGTATCATCTAGAGATATTAATCGGTTGCTACCAAAGAAGCTATCAGGAGAAAGATATTCAATCTCTTCCTCATCGTCTGAATCTTCAAATACATCGTAAATTGTATCATATAATGTCGTTAAATCATTGGGTGTAAAGGGAAGATATTCTATTTCTGAAATATTATTTTCTAAGCATGCTAGTGGATGTAAAACGGATAGTTTATCATCATAAACCCATCTTTGAATATTAATAAATCTTTTATTGTATTCAACATAATTAATCTGTTTATTGGGATGAATCTTCATAAAGATGTCTCTAAGGAATGTAATATTTTCAATTGTAGCGGATAGTGCTAAGAAAGGACAACGAATAAGTTTAATAATGTTTTCGTATTGTATCATAGTATCAACATTGTGAATTTCATCAAAGACCGCATAATCAAACTCAGTATAAATTCTTGGTAAGTATTGTTCAATAATATCGGGTGTACCGATGAAGATATTTGTAGATTTATCATAGTGTAAGTGTCCCATATTTTCTGCTAACATGTGGACACGATATCCCATTTTTATAAAATTTGCTCCAACTTGAAATGCTACTGGCTTCGCTGGACAAACATATAATATCTTTTTATGGAGGATGCCTGTTGACATTGCGACAAATGTTTTACCAGAAGATGTTGGAGCCCTCACTAAAACAGATTGTTTTTCTTTAATATATCCTATAACTTTCTTTTGCCAATCATCTAATTCATAATTACCTCTGTCCCAGAAATTTAATGGTGGTAATAGATCACTACATTCCTTCATTAGAAATGCGGAAGTATCGCAACTTTTAAATTTCTTATCTAATTTCTTAGTGAGTTTGATATACTTTTCATCTTCTTTTATTAAATCATCTTTGTTTTTTAGACTGTAAAAGAGTATTAATATTTGAGACATGTAATCTACTTTTTCTTTCTTTTGTAGGTCAATGAAGTGAGATAATAGTCTTAATTTAAAAATTTGTTTCCCCTTCTCAGTTTTTAGATTGTTAAATTTATCATAAAAGTTATGAGGAGTAATATTTTTAAAAGCGTAATCTATTTTCATAATGTCATCTTGTATCAGTTTCTCACCTCTTTTCTTGTTTTGTTCTTGAATAATTAAATCTTTCTTTTTTGGCTTTGATGCTTTTTGCTTTTTCGGTTTAACAGATTCTGAATTATCATCTAATATCATATGTTTTAAATTTATGCTTTGATTTTGAGTCAGATCACGCATAAATACATTAAAGAGAGCATTGTTGTGTGTTTCCCAAAAGAGTGTTTCCATATCAAATAATATTTCAATTGATATGTTTAAATAAAAATAATTATCAAATTTATAAAAAATGTAAATGTCATCTAACCATCATTAATTTGTGTAACAACTTGAGTGCGACTTAAGAATACCATTAAGAAATTTGCCCCCATGAATAATAAAACTGACATAACAATTAATACAGTTATCTTTTGAATAAAAAACCAAAAGTTCGATGTATTTGCTAATTCATTAAAATTCAAATCAAAATTAGGAGTTAAATCTATTGTAACATTAGTTTCTTTATCATATAAATCCATGTATAATCTTTCTAACAGAAGTGTTGTATTAGTTGGGACATTACAAACTCTTGCTTCATATTCTTTTGATATTTCAATAATATTTTTAACTGCTCTTGGAATTAAAGGCCCCAATTCATCAATTAATTTATTTAATTTATATCTTTCATCATTATCGGCATGCATAACATCTATTTTATCATTCCCTATAACCTGAAATATTAAAGATCCAATCATAAGAGTTTTATCTGCGATGCCAGTGGAACAGACAGATTTACCCAAATTTAAAAGATTTAAACATCCAGTTACTTCACTTCCTTTCAGATTAATAATATTTCGAAGCTTGCGTTTCAAATAGGAAATATCTTCTTTTCTAAATTCTTTAATACTTTCATATGTTGATATTCTTTCTTGAATCGATTCATCATCATCACCTGTATTTAATACACCATTAACGCATTCTTCAAATGCTGAATCATATTGTAAATTAGATAAAAGACTACTAAAACTCTGAACAGCAGCAACTCCTCCACCATCTGTATTTGGATCTCTTGTTAATCCTTTAAGATTGGCTTCTTGTTGTCTTATATACCATGTAGGGATGTTATTAGCATTTTTAAACCCCCCCGCACCCTCATCTTGAGAATTACACATTTCGTATCTTCCAGCATTTTTTAAATAATTTATTGTTCCT